AACCGTAATGATGTTGCTCAAAAGGTAGGGTGCCACGTTGGCGAAATTGCCACGGAACTTGGTATTAGAAAAAAGAAAGAATGTGTAATTAATGGCTATACTATTAAGGTGGTTAAAGTATATAGCAAAAGAAACAAATATATGGGGGGCTAAAGTATGTTAGATATATTAATATTAATTATGTATATGCTGCCATTAGTCATATTTATTTGCTTTGTGGTGTATCTTATTAGTTTAAAGTATTTACCACCTTCTAAATACAGATTTTATATTGCTGGACTATATACAGATAGCATTAAAGAGGCTCTTGAAATACAAACGGCACTTAGGAACAAAGGAATAAATGAACCAATTATTAACGCAAAAAAAGGGAAAAAGTATGATAACTACTTACAAAGCATTAAGCAAAGAAAAAGAAAATAAATGGGTGTATGGTTACTATTCAGAAATTGATGGTAAAGCATACATCAATGATGTTGAGGTACAAAAGGAAACAGTTTGTATGTGTACTGGTAAAACAGATATAGACGGAAATTTTGTATATGAAAATGATATATTAATTGATATTAATGAAGTCAAGTTTGACAAGGAATTTAAAGTAAGACTAGATAGCGTAAGATATCACCTTGTTAAATATAAACCAGATGAGTTGAGGTTTGTACGTGTTATATATCTTGAGAGTACGCAAAGATACATGGAATTTAATATATATGACCATACTTTTGACGCTATGAAGATTGTAGGAAATTACTTTGATAACAACAATAAATAATAAAACTATGGAATGGATAATTTTAATTATTTCGGTGGTTGGATTAATCTTACTTATTATATATGTAAGAGAGACAACCAAAAAAGATGATACAATTGAACCAATTGAACCATACTACATTAAGAAAGACTCAGACAGTGAAAAAGGGGTTGTGTATGATGATAGTAAAGCACTTGAGGCAATAGAAAGAATAGAGAGGGTTGAGCGGTACCTAAAAGATGTTAGAGAGTACTGGGAAAGCAAACTAAAAAACACAAGTAATGGACAAACAAAATAGAAGTGTAACAATCGGTAATGCTCATATAGATATGATAATTAAACAGTTATCATCAACAGAACAAAAAATAGGAGCGTGGAAAATTATTTCATATATTGTTAACGTATCTGGAAAGGTTCGGAAAAGTGAATTAACTAAACTGGCTAATCAAATTAGTTATGAAGTTAGTAAAAAAGGGAAGGCAAGTGAACTAAAATACGAGTTATAAGAAAGCAAGAAGTAAAATGTCCAGTATAACAAACGAAAAATATACGACTTATGAAATGGATATATTTGATACTCGCAATAGTTAACTACTTGATATTCTGCTTTGATGTAGAATATCATAGAGATGTAATGACTTGGATTTGGCTAGGCACTGCTATTGGATTTAGTTATGCTTATCATGTAACCAGAAAATCTAAGTAAATTTTATGTTTTGTTAGGCTTAGTACGGTAATTATGAGAACAATTAAATTTAGAGCATTAAAAGACGACATGTCTAATTGCAATTTCGTTTATGGTGAATTGGTTTATGATGCAATAGGTCAACCAAGAATTACACATAAGGATAAAAGTGGCAAAGGACTTACATTTAATACTTGCATAAAGGGGACAGAAGGGCAATTTATAGGCTTAACTGATAAAAATGGAGTTGAAATATACGAAGGTGATTATTTAGTTGACCGTTTCCCGATTGATGAAGAAGATTTAAGCAAAGGTTATCATGAAAGATTATTGCCGGTTGTTTGGTGCGACAAACAATTGATGTGGTGTGTAGATGCTTCATTTGCAAAAGATGGAAGTTACTTAACTTCATTGGTGGAATATTTCGGTGAATTTTTAGAAGTAAAAGGCAACATACACGAACGGTCGTAGTATTAAGCCTAACAGCAGTAAATGTAATAAAACAAGTAGGGACTGTGTCAACATTGAAGAACCATACTTTGACGTAAAGTGTAAGACCATGAGAGAAAAAGAAAAAGAAAGAGAAAATAAAATAAATGATATCATCGATAAAATAGCAGTAGTCTTTAATGACTTGGGACATAAAGATGATGAGCAAAATGCACAACTACTATCGGAAGTTATAAACGACCTTAAAAAGTTAATTTCAGAGTGTCTGTAACCGCTAGAACAAAGTAATTTATAAAGTATGCAACTACATGGGGAAAGGGGGTTAAAAAAATTGCAAAGGCTTTTAAACCACACCCCCCACTCAACTTTAACGAATTTGGAATTTTAAGGGACTTCAATACGTTGAATATCAGTGCATTAATATTTATACATTAATATGCTGATATTCAGTTAAAAAACATAATGTCTATATAATAAAAAAAGCGTTATGAGAAAGATAAATATTTCACTGTTAAAAAAAGACTTAAAGGAAATTCCAGTAGAGGAATCAATGAAAAAACTGATTATAGGCAATGCCGAAATGCATAACTACTACTTGGAAAAGTATGTTAGCGGTGAAAAGATTAACCCGTATATCATCTGGCAGTTAAACACGCAAGTATTTAAACAGTTGCTAGATTTGAAAAAGTTAACAAAAAAAGCAAATGAGGAAGAAACAGATTTTGTTGCTGGTTTGAAAAATAGGTTAATGGGCGATGATGATATTGAAAAAAGGTAATGTATGAAAAATAAGGTAGTTAACTATGCAAAAGAAATTATTAATAGTTCAGAGCATTGCTTATATGTAAAGCAAGCTGCTAAGAGGTTTTTAAATGACCTTGAAAATGAGGCTTATTATTTCGATGAGAAAGCATTAAGCCTAATAGTTAACTTTGTTCAAAGTTTATATTTAAACACATCGCCTAAAAAGAAGTTTATATTAGAAATATGGCAGTTGTTTATTTTGGCTAATATATATGCTATAAAGAGAAAGAGCGATAACACACGTAAGTATAGATACGTATATATTGAAATACCTAGAAAAAATGGTAAATCTGAGTTAATTACAGTGCTTTCATTAATCCACTTAATATTTGATGATAATGCAACTATAACAGTTTCAGCAAATTCCAGAGAGCAAGCAAAAAATGTTGACTTCAAAAAAATCAAGGCATTTGCAAAGCAAATCGACCCTAGAGAAAAACACCTTATACCATATTACAATGCTTTAAAATTCATTGACAAAAACAACGAAATAATAGTAACTAGTAGCGATGCTAAAAGGTTGGACGGTCTTAACATATCAACCGCTATTATTGATGAACTTCACGCTGCTAAGGATAGTAGCGTTTATGATGTGATTAAGTCAGCAATGGGTTCACAGCCAGAGCCCTTATTAATTGTTATAACAACTGCTGGGTTTGATACTGACGGTTTTTGTTATCAACTAAGAGACTATGTAATTAATGTTATTAGCGGTGTTGCTACTGATGAGGCTCAATTTGGTATAATATACACACTGGATGAGGGCGATAATTACGAGGATGAAAAAACATGGATTAAGGCTAACCCAAATTTGGATGTAAGTGTAACAAGAGACTTTTTATTTAATGAGGTAAACAAGGCAAAAAATAATCAATCTGAGAGCGTTGGGGTAAAGGTTAAGAATTTCAACCTATGGCAAAAGAAAGGTAGTGTTGAGGCTTGGATTGGTGAAAAGTATTTGACTAATGCACTCACGGAACTCAATCTAAATGATTATAAGGGTGCTGAATGCGTGGTAGGTGTTGACTTGGGAACTAATACAGATATAACAGCACTATCTGTATGTATTAAAGACAAGGAAGGTTACACCTTTTTTAACCGCTACTATTTACCAGCTGATAGTTTAAATACACACGCAAACAAAAGAATGTACAAAGAGTGGTCAGAAAATGGCTATATTTTTCTTACAGAGGGAAATGTAACAGACTACAACTATATTCTGAAAGACCTTTTAAAGATTAGTACTAAACTTAGAATAAAACAAGTTAATTACGACAAATACAATGCAACCCAGTGGGCTATTGATGCCACTGAGAGTGGTTTTAACCTTAAGCCATTTAGCCAAAACGCTTTGAACTATAATATTCCTACAAAGGAATTTGAACGCCTTATATTAATGGGAAGGTTAAGAATAGAGAAAAGTCCAGTTACTAAATATATGCTTAACAACGTAATATTAAAGGTTGATTTGAATGGTAATGTTAAGCCGATTAGAAACAATGAAAATAAAAAAATTGATGGCGTAATGGCAATGCTAATGGCTTTGGGTGGTTATGTTGGACAAAGAGAAACAAACATTTATATAGTTTAAAAATAACTGTCTATATTAAAAAATAACTAGCAATGGGACTATTTACACGCAAAAAAGAGAAAAGAAACATTAACACCACTTACACTGTTACGGAACTTGGCGAATTGCTTTTAAATAATTCGCCAGAAATATATACAGATAGCAAGGCAATGAAACTGAGTGCAGTTTATAGGGCTGTTAACGTTATTTCAGATGCCATTGCTTCTATGCCAATAAATGTGTTTTTGTACGAGGGAAATTGGAAAAAAAAGCAATATAACAACCTTTACTACCTTTTAAATGTCCAACCAAATAGGTTTACCAATGCTTTTACTTTTAAAAAATTGCTTATTACTCATTTAAAATTGCGTGGTAATGCTTATATATACATTGATAGAAACATTAAGAATGAAATAAAAAATCTATATATTATTAATCCAGACAGAGTAAATATTGAAATATCAAAAGAAGGTGAAATATCATATATAATTGATAATGAAATAACCAATAAGGACAACATTATACATATTAAAAACATATCAATAGACGGAATTAAAGGGCTATCAACACTGGAGTATGCAAGAAATGTATTGAGTGCTGATTATTACGCCGACCAAAACAATAAAAACTTCTATGAGGGTGGCGGTGCTTTGACTGGAATATTAACACCTAAGAACGGTGTATATTTGACAGAAGACCAATCAAAAGATGCTAAAAAATCGTTTATTGACCAGACCAACCCTATAAATGGTGGTAAACTAAATAGTGTGGTTGTGTTAAGTGCTGAACTGGATTATAAGCCTATTTCATTATCGCCAAAAGATGCACAACTACTAGAAACTAAAGAATTTAACTTATTAAGTATAGCACAATTCTTTGGGGTGCCATTATCGAAGTTGTTTTACACCAAAACAAACAAGTACAATACAGTAGAGGCAGAACAACTAGACTTTTTAAATTCAACCATATTACCTTTGATTGAGCAAATAGAGGTTGAATTATTTAGAAAAATAATCTTACCTAGCGATTGGGACAAGTACGAAATAAAATTCGACGTTACAAACCTATTAAGACTCGACGCCAACACTCAAGCCGATGTGTATACTAAATATATTAACATCGGAGCAATGACACCCAACGAGGTTAGGGAAAAGTTAGATGCCGACTATCCAGTTTCTGGTGGTAATAGGGCTTTTGTTCAACAAAATTTACAACCGTTAGATAATATTTTAAATGATATTAAAAATAAGGAATAATACAAATGTCTATATATATAGAGTTTTAACCTAAAAACCAAATAACTATGTTTAACTACATTAAACTGATTTCGCAGAATAACATCATTGGGTTACTAATTAAACTTGTCCCAGTGGTAGGGCTAGGCTACTTATTTTTGAACGAACCAGAATTTATTTACTCGTGGTATGGTAAAGTATGTGTAATAGCAATATTAGCGGTAATATTCGTTAATTCAATTGCTAATGATGTGTTTGATATAATTGAAAAATATAGATAGTTATGGAACTTGAAAAAAGATGCGTAAATAAGGAAATTAGGACTATTACCGATGATAACGGTGATAAGTATGTAGAGGGCTATGCTTTAGTGTTTAACTCTCTTTCTGACGATTTGGGTGGATTTAGGGAAATGATTTTGCCAGAGGCAATTAACGAGGAATTTATAAGGGGTTCAGATATATTTTGTTACATCAACCACAACGAAAATAACGGAATACTGGCACGTTCAAGGTACGGTGTGGGAAGTCTAAAACTCTCTATTGATGATAGAGGGTTAAAATATCGCTTCAAATTAGGGAAGTCCTACCACCACCAGCAGTTGGCTGAGTATTTAGAAAGAGGTGAAATTATTGCCAGTTCATTTGCATTCACGGTTCAAAAAGATGAATGGGAAAAGGACGGCGACACATATATAAGAAAGATTTACAGATTTGATAAAATCTATGATGTTTCACCAGTTTTTGAATCCGCTTATAAGGCTACAGAAGTAGCACTAAGAAGTAAGGACAAGTTAAAAGAGTTGCAAGAAAAAGAGGCTAGGGCTAAGGAGCAACAAGAAAGAGAGCAAAGAGAGTTAAACCAATATTTTGTTGAACTTAAAAATAAATATAGTTATGATTGAACTAATTGAGAAAAGAAAGAGCCTTATAAATAAATCTAATGATATAATTAGTAAGGCTGAACAAGAAAAAAGGAAACTCACAGATAAAGAAAGTGAGGAACTTGAACAAATCAAAAGAGAAATTACCGAACTAGAAAGTAAAATCAATAATGTTAAACAACAAAAACGTAAAGAAATGAAAGATTTTTCACTTATCAAAGCAATTCGCAACGTCGTTGAAGGTAGAGGTAATGACGATGCAACCCTAGAAGTGATTGAAAAGGGTACTAATGAAATGCGCAAGGCGGGTGTAACCTACAAAGGTCAGATTATCTTACCTTATGAGTACCGAGCTGCATTAGATGCAAGTTCGCCTAGTGTTGAAACTGATGTTTGGGACATTCAAACACCACTTTACAATGCTCTTACTCTTACTAAGGCTGGAGCCACCGTGTTAAATGGTTTGGTTGGCAACGTGGTAATACCTACCTATAGTGGTAGTAATGTTGCTTGGAAATCTGAACTTGATAGTGCTGCTGATGGCACTGGTTCTATGAGTTCAATAGACCTAACACCTAAACGTATTACTGGCTACTTTGATGTATCTAAAATGCTACTTGCACAAGACAGCAAGGGTGTTGAGGCTATGTTGAAGCGAGATATAATTACATCAATTGCAGTAGCACTAGAAAAAGCAGTATTTTCAAAAGATGTTGATGTTAATGCTCCAACTGGCTTTTTTGCTGGGTTTGATGAGGATGTTGATTTTGATGTTGCTGGCACCCTTACGTGGGCTAATGTTGTTGAACTTGAGAGCAAGGTTGACACTGCCAACGCCCTTATTGGAAATTTGGCTTATATTACACACCCTACACTAAGAGGACTTGCAAAAACTACACCTAAGGTATCAAATAATGCCGTTTTTGTTGCTGAAAATAACCTAATTAATGGTTATACAGCACTAACAACATCATCAATGGCTACCAATATAACTGCTAATGGTTACTATGGTATGGTGTTTGGTAACTGGGCTGATTTTATTATTGGACAATGGGGTGGTATAGATATAATTGTTGACCCTTACACCCAAGCTGGTAACGGTAAGATAAGATTATATGTTAATGCTTACTTTGACGCCAAGCCACGTCGCACAGAAAGTTTTGCAGTTGCTGGGCTTAAGTAGTAGTAGTTGACTAGATTAAAAAGGGTGTGGAAACTTGCTACACCCTTTTTTTTATTCTGTCTATATATATAAAAAGCACTATGGAGCAACTATTAAGCGAATTGAAACAGTATCTAAATATAGAGTTAGATTTTGCTGATGATGATAATTTGTTGTTATCATTACTACATACAGCACAAAAAGCAATACAAAACTATTGTAGGGGTGGTATTGATGATATAATAAGCATTACAGATTGGTTTAATAACACGGAGTACAACCCTTTAAAAATGGCTATTATTCAGTATGCTGCACACCTTTATTTAAACAGAAACATTGTTACATTTCAACAAGGTTATGAACTGCCTATAACGTTTAAATTTATGCTAACACCTTATCTAAAACTATAAAAAAATGAATGCTGGAAAATTAAGAAATAAGGTTACTATTTTGAGGAAGTCGACCGTAAAGAATGATTATGGTGAGGAAATTGAAACATATACACCTATATACAATTTGAGAGCGCAAATAATCTATTTGAACGGAAAAAAATACGTAAATAATAGCGAAATTTTTAATGAACAAACCTTAAAGGTAGTAACATATATAAGAGAGGTTAAGACTGCTGATATATTAGAATTTAAAGGGGTAAGATTCAGAATAATTGATGTAACACCAGATGTTGATTTTATACATCAAACCATAACAGCCGAAAAAATAAATGAATAATGGCAAAAAAAGAATATGTAGTAATTGAGAAAAATGATGTTGAGGCGCTATTAAAGGTAATGGACAAAAAATACATCAAAATGGTTGGTTATCGAGCGTTGAGGTATGCAGCAACACCATTAATAAGAGCAGCAAAATCAATGTATAAGATGACCATAAAGGGTTATAGTAAAACTAGTAATAGTGCGGTATTAAATAGTTTTAAGGTTCGGAAGTCAAAGAAAGAAGTTGCATTGTATGTTGGTTCAGATTACTACAAGGTGAGGTGGTTGGAGCAAGGAACTAAGGAGCGTTACACACGAAGGAAAAAAGCATATAGGGGTAAAATAGTTGGGAGTAAATTTTTTGAAAAAGCATACAGCCAAAGCGAAGGGGCGGTTAAAGAGCGGTTAGATAATAAGTTAAGAGAGAATATTCAAAAACTAGTAATAAAGGTTAGTAGCAATGCCTAAGATAGATTTAAAACCACATCATACATATATAGTTGAAAAATATACTAAACCTAAAAGGTTTAACATAATCTGGAAATTGGTATACAATACTGATAGGTGGCGGAAAATGAGAATTAATTATCTAGGGAAACACCCTATGTGTGAAATGTGTAATAAGAATTTAGCCACCGAAGTACATCATAAGGTACCTATAAGTAATGCTGGTGGCAATATTGAAATGATATATAAGTTAGGTTTTGACGTTAAAAATTTAATGTCTATATGTAATGAATGCCATATATTAATCCACAATGAAAGCAATAGAAATAAATAAAGAAATTAGCCAAATCTTGGGCGGTATTGCTGGAGTGTCTTATTACCCACTTGTAATACCAGAAAACACACCCTTACCTTGCGTGGTGTATGAAAGGAGTGTAAATAATGATACAAATAATGATAGTTACACATCAGTTGTTAATGTCAGTATGGATATACTAACATCAACATATAGTGAAGGTGTTGAACTGCTCAACAACATATTAGATGCCAGTAAAGGCTACAACTATGTATTTGAGGCAGTTAGTGAGGATTATTTGGACGGTGTGTATATTCAGAAATTAACTATAAGTAAATTAATAACTAACTAAAAAAATAAGAACTATGGCAACAATTTTAGGAACTGATTTAATGCTATTTGTTGATAATAAGCCTATAGCATATTCAACAAGTGCAAAACTAAGCGTATCTGTTAACGCTGAGGACGTTACAAGTAAAGATAGTGGCGATTGGGAAGAGTCAGAATTGACTAAATTCAACTGGACTGCTAGCACAGATGCTTTATTTAGCATTGACGGAGCAAGTGCAAACAACAGAGATTTATCGGAACTCTGGACAGCATTTGTAAATAAAACTGAGGTTGCAGTAACATTTGCCATTAAGGACGGTACTTCGCCAGACTGGACGCCTAAAACTGGCACCAGTGCATTTGTCGGTACTGCTCAAATTGTAAAATTAGATGTTAACGCCGACGTTAACGGAGTTGCGTCCTATTCAGTAGAACTGAAAGGTAAAGGAAAGTTAGAAATGCAAACTATTGTTTAACATTAAAAAATAAAATTTTAAAAGGGTGCAGTAATGCACCTTTTTTTTATTCTGTCTATATAATAAAATTAAGGTTATGAGCGAAATTATAAAAATTAAATTTGGCGAAAAAGAGTATGTGGTAAAAAAGTCTATGAGGGCTTTGCTGCTATTTGAAGAACTCACGGGAAAACCTATGAGCAAAATAGATGACAGTTTAAGCAACACTATTACACTGTTTTACTGCATTCTAAAGGTGGCTAATAAAGACTTTAACTACACTTTTGATGAGTTTATTGATTTGATTGATGAGAATATTGATAGTATTAATGTATTTACCAGTTATTTAGAGAGTGAGGCAAAGAAAAATGTATTAAAACAGAGAGAGAGAAAAAAAAAGTAGTTACTGATTATAGTGTATTAGACTTGTACGCTATAGCAGTAGTAGAATTAGGCTTGCAACCAAACTACTTTTGGGACGAAATAACAGAACTAGAGTTAATTGCTTTGCTAGATAGGTTGGAAAGGGTAAAAAGAGAAAGGTTTGAAAATGTGAGGTTACTGGCTTATGTAATTACTAGTACAAGTGGTGTTAAGGTTGACTATGATAGTTTTTTAAATATCGGCAAAGAAGTTGAGGTTAAGCCATTAGAGCCAAACGAATTGAACGAAATGAAGGATAAATTTAGTAAATTGTTAAAAAGATGAGTGTTTTAAACATATCGGCAAAACTTGGGTTAGATACCGCTAACTATGAAAAAGGGTTACAAAAGTTAAAGGGAAAGAATAAGGAACTGGAAGGTTCGCTAAATGGGGTTAAAGGTGGTATTAAGGGCGTAATTAACCAGTTTGGGGGGTTAGGTGGTACCTTGCAAAATGCTTTAGGAGAATTTTCTGCACTTAGTGGCTCACTCGGTGGGTTAATAGGTTCATTTCCAAAACTTGCCAGAACTGCTGCAACATCAATGGGGTTAGTTAAGGCTGCTTTTGCATCCACTGGTATTGGCGCAATAGTTATCGCAATAACAACAGCCATTGCTGGACTAGTGAGTTGGCTAAAAAGGAGCGATGAAGGAAGTTTGCAACTTGCAAAAGCATTTAATGTGGTTAGTTCAGTTGTTGAGGTTGTTTTGGATAGAATAGCGCTATTAGGTAGTGCAATTGTTAAACTTTTCAAAGGTGATTTTAAGGGTGCTGCTGAAGATGCTAGGGCAGCAGTAACTAACATTGGTTCAGCAATTAAAGATAATATAGATAAGGCTGATAAACTAACTGAATTGCAAAGGGAGTACGACTTGTGGAATATTAACCACAAAAAACGCCTTGCTGAACTAAATGTAAAAGCATCGGAGTATGCTAAAATTATGAGAGATGAAGTTAATTACACCGCTCAAGAAAGGATGCAAGCATTAAATAACTATAGAGCCTTACAAAATAAGATAAATGAGGAGCAAAGAAAAAACCTTGAATACCAGATTAACATAGAAAGAACTAAACAATCCTTAGGCTACAGTTCAATTGAGGACAGAAAAAAACTTGCTGATTTAGAGGCTGATTTAGTTAACCTAAATGCTGAACTAAATAATAGGGTAAGGGAAACGTTGAGGCTTGAAAAAACAATAACTAATCAAATTGAGGCTCAAAACGACGCAATATCAAAAACAATTGAAAATAACACGGCAAAGTATTTAGCCGAAGTTTCTAAAGAGGCTGAAAAAATAACACCTATTGTTGATGATAGTTTGAACGCATTAAATGAACTGCTTAACTTTAATACTGCTGATGTTGAGTTAATTGATAGCGAAAAGGTGTTTAACCAAATAGGGGTGTTTAAAACTGCTATCGATACGCTAAAAGATACATTTAGAAACTTTGAGGCACCTTTAACCAATTTCAGAAACTCAATTGCAAACCTTAACCAGTTGTTTTTAAATAATCTTGCTGCTGGTGCTAATTCCTTTAGAGAATATGGAAAACAAGTTATAAGCACTGTTAAAAACATTATAAGTGCTATGATTGCTGAGGGTGTAATGGCAGTAGTAACGGCACAACTGAAAAAATATGCATTCACTGGTTTTGGTGCTGCTCTAATTGCTGCTGCTACTGGCGGTGTAGTTGCTACTACTATTAATTCACTAGCATCATCATTATTAAATCAAAAATTTGCATCTGGTGGTATTATATCTGGAACTAACTTTTACGGCGATACAATACCAGTGCTGGCAAATAGTGGTGAAATGATACTTAATAAGACACAGCAAAATAGCCTATTTAGGCTACTCAATTCAGCAACTAGCAATAGTTTAATAAGTGGCGAAGTGAGGTTTGAAATTGAGGGCGAAAAATTAGTAGGAGTTTTAGAAAGGTATAATTACAACAGAGTTTAAATATAGAACGTTATGGCACCAACACAATCATTAATTCCAAAATATAAGTCTGTCTTTGTGAACCATTATAATAATTATTTTACACTGGCTATCTTTGAAGATGGTTTTAATGGCACCACTACAGATGTAACGCTAAATGGTGTATCATTAGAGTTCATTGATAGTGAGACTATTCCGACCACTTTACTAAATTTTAAACTGGTAACAACAAACGGTAATTATTTTGATGATTTATTCACTGGTGATATATATAAGTACAGAGTTTGCTTATATTATGGTATTGTAAATAATTTTGATAATGATTACCCATTTTTCACTGGCTATTTAAGAACTGAAACATATAAGAGAAATATTGATAAAACTATTACATCAGTTGAGTTTGTTGCTTACGATGAGATTTCAATTTTAAAAAGAATTGAGTTTAAAAAATCCGACGGAACCGCATTTAATGGAATTGTTTCTGTTTTAGATATACTAAAAGAAGCATTTAAAACAGTCAAATCTAATTGTTACGGCATAACATTATTTGAAGATGCACAGCCAGTTAATATTACTACCACTACAACTTATTTAGAAAAATTATATATAAATGCTGATGTTTTAACTGACTATAATAAAAAAAGTATAACATATTACGAAGTATTAGAAAAGGTTCTTTGTGGCTATAAGTTAGCGGTTAGTCCAGAATTTTTAACCGTATGGGTTGTATATTCTAAATACGCCGCAAAACAGCAAATAACTGGTAAAACATATAGGTACGATAAGGACACAAACGATTTTATTTTTATTGGAAATAAAGCAAATAAATTGAAAGATTACACAACTGACAACTATTTGCTGACATATAACAAAATAATTGAAAAAATACCAGCATATAACTCTGTATATGCTAATATTAAGGCTAATTATAATACTGAATTAATTAAACGTAACGATATTAGCCTAAATGAAGATAGTTTGAGTTTGTACTCAACGACTGATAAAGTTTATATTGGCGATTCATCTTATAACTACAAATTAAAAAAATATACAAATAGTAAGTATTGGGAGTTAGGCACAGAAGGTGGTAAAGGTTATATAGTTAATAAAATTGGTACTGGAAGTAGCAATAGCAACTTAAATGAGTGGTATCTTTCTTACCGATATTTAGATACTACTGATGTTTATTTTGGTTATCAAAATAAATATTTAATTGGGAAGTATAAGTACAAAACGCCTTATGTAATTGGTGATGTTCAAAATAACGGCTATTATTTTAGGCTAAATGTAAAATCTAAAATAATAACAAGAGACTTTCCAGAACTGGAGCCATACCCAATTTACAATGGAGTTGAAGGTAAATTTTATAGATATCATTTAATGTATTCATTTAAGGTTGGTAATAAGTATTGGAATAAATATAATAAAACATGGTCAAGTTCATTAGTTTACAACTATATGGAATTTGCCATTGAAAAAAATAAATCAGTTGAGCCATTAAATGAAAAAATAGTAGAAAATATAGATAGGTTAATTGAGCACTATCCACCAATTACATCAGATTTAAATGGTGAAGTAGAAATAGCATTTTATAACGGCATATACGCCTATTATATAAATGATAACAATTATTATGTTGATTTAAGAGGAGCAGTTAAAGAAGTTCAAATACATAGTGTTGAGGTTGATATATGTAGTAATACAACATATAAGGCTGGTGGGGTTTATTATCCAGAACCAACAAAAACACTTTCTGAATTTTCTAACATAGATACAAATTTAATTGAATATAAGATAAGTGGTTATATTAATGATATTTGGCTAAATAAGTTAGAGGTAAAGCAAGAATTTGTAAGTAATGAGCTGTTTTTGCCAGTTGCTGGCAATTCATTTTTATACGATGATAACGGAGTTTATAAAAATGTTGTTTACTTTAATATTGCTGGATTAAATAATCTAACACTAGAAAAGGTTATTTTCTGGAAGTTACTCAATGACAGTTACAAAAACAAGGATATGTTAACGGCAAATTTCTTTTATAAGAACTATGAAAATGGTTTCTTTTTTCCTTACGCCTTATACACGGACGGAACAAAGAACTATGTATTAGCGAAATATAAATATAACATTGACACCGCTAATGGTAGTTTTATTCTTGTTGAGGTTAATGAGTTTGATAAAACTATATAACTAACTAAATAATTAAAATTATGGCTGATATTAAATATGAAAAGATTGTGGAAATTAAAGATGCCAACGAGGGTAGCACTGTGGCTACAACTAGTGGAAGTGTTGATACTAGTGCATTTGCACCAGTGGTACACACACACGTAAAATCTGATATTACTGATTTTTCACATACTCATATTATATCTGATATAACCGACATACAAACTACTTTTCTTAAGGTGGTGAATACACAGTATAAAATAATTAACGATACATATAGTTTAACATTATTTCCAGTTGCAACTGGTGAGATACCCACTGGTGGTTGGGCAAGGGAATTTAAATTTAAAAGTGGTGAAAGTGGTACATATTATGGAGCAATTGGAGTATATGGCACGGAAGATAATGTTAATTATACCTATCTGGTTGCCAATGGTAGTGGAAACACTAGCCACAGTTCATTGAATACCTTAAGGATTTACCCAACATACCCAGCTTGGGGGACAAACAAAATATGGCACGCTGGTAATGATGGTTCTGGAAGTGGGCTTGATGCTGATAAATTAGACGGTTATCAAGCATACGAATTGAGAAGAAGAAGCCTACCTATTCAAATAGTTTATGTTGTTCAAAAGCAGTACGTACAAAGAGCCAATATTGACGCATTACAAAAAGATAGATTCTATTTAAATGCTAGTGTTACTGATTTATCTTTGAATATTACAAACTTCAATGAAGGTGATACGATTGAAATATATTTACCAGATTCGGCTGGCGCACGAATATATTTCTCTATCTTTAGCGAGGACGGCGACCAATACGCATTAAAAACCACTTATCCAACCCAATTAAACCAAAATGATTACCTTATTACTATTAAGGCTATGAAAAATACAAGCGGTTTGGTTGCTATCATTGATTTTAAAGAGTTATTTAATTTTTAGTTTAACCATAGGTGGACAAAACTATATAATAAGGATTAGCCACCATAGTTCATATTATAAAGTTTTGTCCACTTCATAAAATATTAAGAAATATGAAAGTGTTGAGGTTAAAGAGAACTGAGTTAAATAGTCAGTACACAGTAGGTAAGTTGTACTATAATGATGTGTATATATGCGATACATTAGAAGATACCTACAGAGACCTAACGAAAGAAAAGAAGGTATACGCTAAAACCGCAATACCTCTTGGTGTGTATGATATAAAATTAAGCCACTCACCTAAATTTGGGCGAACTATGCCATACTTGCTTAACGTGCCTAACTTCACTTATATAATGATACATTGGGGGAACACTGTATATGATACTGCTGGCTGTGTTTTAGTAGGTAAAAAGAGCGGTTACGGAATTTTAAAAGATAGTAAAAAAACGTTTCTAAAAGTTTATGAACTTATTAAGCGTGAGGGAATTAAAAAAATAATAATTGAATAAAAATAATGAACTATGGTAAAGTACAACGTAAACACTTCAAAGATTGAATTTACTTTAGGTGGTTTTATTTCGACAATGGCTACTATTTTAGTAATTGTTTTGGGCTTTTACTCATACGTGATAGAGCCAAAATTTGATACAATTGAAAAGAGTGTAAAAACATTACAAAGGGAAAGAAAAGAGACGATTAATGCCATTAATCAGTTAAATCTAACTGTAAGTGTGCTTAATGTTACAGTTTCGGAATTAAAAGAACAAAAAAGAAAAGAGAAAATTTAAGATTATTTAACAGTTATTTTTTGGAAGTAAATGTATTTATTACTAAATTAGCAGTAGATTTTAAAAACGTAAAGATTATGAGAGTTAGTTACTTTGACAACATTTACAGTAAAGAGCCAAAAGAAATTGAGTTAAGCGAGTTGTTAGAAAAGTTTAACAATGTTTGGCTCAAAAATAAGGCTAAAAAAGATTTGCCACTATTCAATATTAGTGCCGTCTTTGACGGCAAAGGTATTAAAAAAACCAACGTAATTGGTTACACTGGTTACGTTGGAGTTGATATAGATGCCAAGGACAATGAAGGTAAGGATGTTCTAAAAATAATACAAGATGCTGTAAATGTCGGTTCGCTCTCATATCTTACGTTTAAAATTCCGACGTATTCTAAGGGTGTTAGGCTAGTTATAGAGTTAACTACCATCACCCTTGATTTATTAAACAAGGGCAAAGTTACATTTAGAGAGGTGGTTGAAAGCATTATTGAAGATATAGAAAATAGAACTAACTTAGTTGTAGATAAGAGTTGCAAGGACGAAACGAGGCGGTTTTTTATCAATTACACTACTGATATATACATTAATGAAAATGCTACTAAATTTGATTATAAACCAGTTAAAACTATCATAGAAAAGAAACAACCAAAACGACCTAAAAAAGAAGTAGTTAAAGTTAATAAGGTAAAAACCACAACTGAAAGAAAATTCAGAACTGATATAGATGTTGAAAAGGTAAAACTTCCAACTGGTGTGCAGTACGAAGGAAGGTATTATTTAAATGTGCTGCCACGAGGTGTATTTTTCACACCTAAAACAACTAAGGAAACATTTGGGGTAAAACACGAGGTAAAAGGCAAGATTAAAGAAGGTAATAGGAATAATACTTTGTGTAGGTATCTTTTAAATCAAATTGCATACAATGTGTTTCTAAACGAAAAGTTAACCTATGAAGCATTATTAGAACAAGCAAACTACCTCAATAGAACCTTTATTGAAAAACCACTACCAAATAACCAAATTAAATCAACTGTTAATTCAATGTATAACAGTTATCTAGAGGGTATTTATACTAAATCATATCTGGTTGAGGTTTTTGGAGTTCGTTACGCTAAAGAAACTGAAACATATTCAGAATTCCTATACAAGAAAAAGGTTTCAAAATTTTTGAGAGTTTTAAAGCATTATAAAAATGTGCCTACATATAAGGAAATAGCAATAAAATTAGGTGTTACAACTAAATATATACAGAGGTTATTAAATGATATTATTGAGCAAAAAAATCTAACAATAAAAGCAAAAGAACTACTAGAAAGGTTAATATCGGTATTAAAGGAAAGTTCAAAAGAAGTGGTAAGTAGTATTATTGAATTGATTGAAAAAACATTCAAAGCAGCAAATATACTAATTGATAGTAGTATTGATGGGGTTGAAGTTGATCAAAATGTATAAATAATGTGGTACGAAACAAAAACAATTAGCAATCCTGTTGAGTATTTTTGGCAATACGCAACTAATAGATTTGAGCAAAAAGAATATGAAGTTAGAGCAAAGTTTATTGAAACTTTTAAAGATAAGATAGAAAGGTTATTTGATTATACGTATAAAATAGATTATATATATAATATATATGGGAAAAAATACAATTATATCAAAGTATGAGAAAGAAAGAATAAAAGCATACTTCAATGCAAATGGAGTAGAAAAAGAAAAGATAGGTTTTGAAATTTACCCAATTTTAACGAGGTTGGCAATATATGTAGCAAATAGGTATTATTCGACCAATCTAAAAAAGTATGGTGATGATATGATTGATGCAGCAGTATCTAGATTAATGTGCAGCAAAGTTGAGGTTAGTAGGGTGAAAAATATATATAGTTACTGTTTTACATCATTCAAAAACAGTTACTACAACTATAATGAGTTAAAAATGAATAAGATAAATATATTATATATAGGTGATTATAATGATATAGCCACAAGGTATGAAGAATAAACATATATTTTTAACACTTAAATTAACACTATTTAACGTTATAAATTTGCATTGAGGCGGTTACTAGGTGTATATTTGTAATGTAATCTTAAAACAATAAAGCCATGAAAACACTAGTTAAAACATTACAAGTTGCAAACCTAAACGTGGTTGTAGAGAGCGTTGATAATAAAGATGATAAATTTGGTCTATGGGCTATATTTGACGAGGGAGCTACCAAAGAGGCTGTTAAAAATGAATACGGTATGTATATTACAGCCTCTATATACGATGATAATAAACTGCTATATCAAGGCAGAGGGAAGACCGAAAGAGAGGCAGTAAATAATTTGTTTGAATCGCTTAGAGCAGCAGCATTGACAAGATTAGAATAATAAGCCTTTTTTAAGGCTTGTTATTTTAACATTAATTAAGATAAATAATTTGCAATTAGGTATATTAGAAACATATATTTGTAGTGTAAACTTAAAAACTAAATATTATGAGTTACAAAAAATGTTACAATTGCGGTGCGGATGAAGGATTGCACCATTATGAAACAAAGCAATGCCCGAAAAATGGTATTGAAGAAACAAATTACCCTCAGCAATGGGAAGATACGACATTTGTTGATGCTGACGTTAAAAAACAAGAGGATGCAGCACCGCAAATGATTAAGGCTTTAAAAGCAGCTAAAGCACATTTAATTGAATTTGGTGGTGGACACGGTGGAGAAGCTAAAGTATTGCAGCAAATTGAAACTGCTTTGATTAGTGCTGGTGTGAGCGATGGGGCGAATGTGCTCTAACTTAAAAACTAAAGATATGAAAGCAATAGATGTTTACAGTTTTGCAGAAAAAAACAATTTGGAATTAGAATTGTTAAAAAAAGCAGCTAATATAGTTGCTCGTAAAAATGGATACCACCATGCAACGCATCTTAGCAAGGATAACATAGTTATCTATAAAACGTGGGGTGTAAGAACTTCAACTAATAAGTTTTTCCCCAAAATAAGAAGTATTAGTAAGGTGCCATACAGAAATAAAAAAGGTGAATTACTTTGGTGGTATGAATCAATGGAATGTTGTGTACCTATATATGATACTATGAACGTTTACAATGCTCTAAAGACAAGCAAATTATGAAAGAGTTTATATTGACGCTATTCAACCTAGACCAGTTGAGGCAAAAGAATAGAAAAGCCTTTGTAGCAATACAAAGGCACCTATTTTGTTACTTAATGTATAAGTACTGTGGTTATTCATCTTGCAATGTAGGTAGGCTTATAAATAGGAACCATGCAACGGTACTTAACAGCATTAAAGTTATTAATGATATACTGGAAACAAAACAACCAAAGGGCTACTATAACTATATAGTTAGCGTAATTGATAGGGTTAATACTTATGAGCAAAATGTGGCCAAATTGGATGAGTTGCTGGAAACAGCACAAAGATTAATTGATGTTTATAATAATTATTCACAAACTAAAAAGGTTATAATATGAGTTATCTAGTTGAAAAAGGACGGTTTAAAAGAGTATACACAAACCGTAATGATGTTGCTCAAAAGGTAGGTCGCACCCCCCGCGGGTGCGTGGATTGAAACGCCTTTTAACTTCTGTAGCCCTTTTTCATAGTTGGTCGCACCCCCCGCGGGTGC